GGATCTATCTCAACTTCGGGCCGATCAAGAACGCGATCAACCAGCGGAGCATGTATTCCGTCGGCCGCGCATTCGTCCCGCAGTTCAAGGGCGGCGACTCCGATTTCGGCAACGTGGCAACCGACTGGCTGACCAGTAATTTTTACGCCATCGGCGACACTCGCGGTGGCATGCACGACCTCAAGACCAACCTATTCGGCTGGTCTTCCGCCATCGACACCGACGGCGAGATCTTCATCTTGCTGACGGCAACCAAGACCGGCTTCCCGCAATACCAGGGTATCCCATCCCACCGCATCGGCAACCCCAACGGGCTACAGGATGGACCTCAGCGCGGCGGCACCTTGCAGGACGGCATCATCTATCACCCATCCGGCGAGGCCAAGGAATATGCGTTCCTCGACAATTTGGGGAAACTTTCAGAGTGGCTCCCGGCGTCGAACGTCATCCACCTCTACGATCCTGAGTGGCAGTATCAAGGCCGGGGACTAACCGCTCTAACACATTGCATCAGTGACTGCCGGGACATCATACAGTCTGTGGAGTGGGAGCGTCTCGCCATGATGCAGATGAGTTCGATTTCCCTCATCGAATACAACGAAAGCGGCGGCCCTGACCCGGATGATCCATACAACGCGCTCGTCGGCAACGAGGCGGGCGACAAGGGCATGACCGTCGAGACGCTCGACGGCGGCACCGTCCGCTATTTCAAATCCAATAGCGGCGGCAAGATCGATACGCTCGTCAACAACCGCCCCGGCAATCCGTTCATGGATTTCCACGACCGACTGCTCAAGTCCGCGTATGCAGGACTGAATTGGCCGTATGCTTTTTACAACGGCCACGGCGTCGGCGGCGGCACTGCCCAGCGCACCGAGATCGCCATGGCCCAACGCTCCATCGAGGACCGCCAGGATCTCCTTTGCTATGCCGCCAAGCGCATCGTTTCCTACGCAGTCGCCAAAGCCCAGAAGCGCGGCGACCTCCCGCAGTCTGCCGACTGGTGGAGGTGGGAATTCTCCTATCCGCCTAAGCTCACCATCGACGACGGCCGCGTTATGAAGGAGTTGGAATCGAGCTACAAGCTCGGCTTCAAGTCCGCATCCGACATCACCGCCGCGATGGGCAAGGAATACAAGGACGTCATCCGTGAGAAAGCCGAGGAGGCCGCCACCCGCCAACTCATCGCCAAGGAAGTTGGCGACAAATACGGCATCGAGATCGAACCGCGAGAACTGCTGATGCTCACCCCTAACGAAATGGCGAAACCGGATGCACCGGACGCCCCTGAAAACCCACCCACCACCAAGACCGATGAAACTGATTGAGATCGAAAACCGCGCCGGCAAGCTTCGGCTGAACGATGGCGTCCACAAAGACTCCGCCGACAAACTGATCGAGGAACTCGATGCGCTCTACGGCCCGTCCGCAGTCGGCATCATGTCCATCAACAACGTGGTCTGCGCTGCCGACGACGCGCTCGAAAGCGTCGAGGTGGAAATTAACAGCCCAGGCGGCAGCGTCTTTGAGGGTCAGCGGATTTATAACGCGCTCCGTGGCATCTCAGCCCGTGGCGTCGAGGTGACGACCACCGTCAACGGACTCGCTGCCTCGATGGGCAGTGTGATTTTGATGGCCGGCGACAAGCGCCGGATGAATGCAGGCAGCCGGATCATGATCCACGAAGCCTCCACCATCGCCATGGGAGACGCCCGCGCCTTCCGAAAAACTGCCGACTTGCTGGAGGGAATCAGCTCGGAGATCGCCGGAATTTATGCCGACCGCACCGGCGGGGAGTTAAAAGCAATCCGCAATCTCATGTTCGCGGAAACCTGGATGACCGCAGACGAAGCGAAGACCAACGGCTTCGTGGATACCGTCATCAAGGACGGAAAAGTTAAGGCCGAATTTGACACCGAAGGAAAAGGCAATATGAGCATCCTCGCTAAACTCTTCCCCGGCAACGACCAAGTTGCACAACTCGAAGCATCGCTCGCCGAAGTTGAAACCCTGAGCGCCACCCTCGAATCCGCCCAGGCGAAGATCGTGGAACTGACCGGATTGTCCGAAGCGAACGCCGCTTATCTTTCCGACCTTGTAACGGCTCAGGCCAAGGCTAACGAACTGGAAATCAAGATCGGTGAATTCGAAGCCAAGGTCGCTGAATACGACATCAAGCTCGCCGAAGCCACCGCGGCTGCCGAAGTCACCGCCGAGAAGGTCTCCATCAAAGCCGCCGAGCTGCTCGCCACCCAAGGCCACCCGGCCCCGGTGAATCTCATCGAGGAAAGCAACCTACCGGAAGCCAAGACTCTCACCCGTGAAGCGTTCAACGCTCTCACCCCCCGCGCACGATTGGGCTTCGTTCAAGGCGGCGGCAAAATCTCCTAATCAAATCTCCTAATCAAATCTACTAACTAAAACACCATCATGGCTAATACCCTCTCAAATCTAATTCCCGATGTTTATGCTGCCTTGGACGTCATCAGTCGTGAACTGGTCGGCGCACTCCCCGGCGTTTCTCGGGACGCATCCGCTGACGGCGTGGCCTTTGGTCAGACCGTCCGTGCTCAAGTCACCCGTGCAAACAGCGCGGTCGGTGATGTAGCTGCTGCTATGGCATTTCCCGCCGCCGCCGATCAGACGATTGACAATAAATCGCTGACCATCTCCAAGTCCCGCTTCGCTCCATTCTCGTGGAGTGGCGAAGAGCAACGCGGAGTTGATAACGGTGGACCTGGTTATCTGACTCTGAAGCAGGACCAAATCGCCCAAGCGTTCCGCGCCTTGGTCAACGAAATGGAATCCGACGTTTGCACCGCGCTCTACAAAGGCGCATCCCGCGCAACTGGTGCCAGCGGCACCACTCCATTCGCCAGCAACCTCGGAGACTCTGCACAGCTTCGCAAAATCCTCGACGACAACGGCGCTCCCGCATCGGGCCGCTCGCTGGTCATCGATACCACTTCCGGCGCTGCTCTTCGCACTCTCGCCCAACTCACCAAGGCAAACGAGGCTGGCACTGCAATGACTCTCCGCGATGGTGAGCTTCTCAACCTCCACGGTTTCTCCATCCGCGAGTCCGCACAGATCCAACGCCCAACCGTCGGCACTGGTGCAAGCTTCGTGCTCAACGGTTCGCATGCTGTCGGAGCAACCTCGATCACTGTGAAAACCGGAACTGGCACCATCCTTGATGGCGATGTTCTGTTGATCAACGGCAAGAACTACGTGGTTGAAACTGGACGCTCCGGTGTTGGTGCTTTCACCATCGCCGCTCCTGGACTTCGGGATGCTGGTGTTGACGGTAACGCCGTCGCGGTCGTCATCACTGGTTCGCGTAACGTGGCCTTCACGCCTAACGCAATCCTCCTCGCTGCTCGCGTGCCAATCATGCCGGCGGAAGGTGACCTTGCCATTGACAGTGAAATCATCACTGACCCCCGCACGGGCATCAGCTTTGACCTGCGTTGCTATCCCGGCGTCGGCATGGTGACCTATCGCCTGCAAGCCGCCTGGGGTCTGAAAGTGTTCAAGCCTGAGCACATCGCCGTTCTCATGGGTTAATCTCTGCTGGTTGTATCATGTCAGCCGCCGCTCTGGGAAACCGGGGCGGCGGTTTTTTTTGACTCCCGGCGTCTAGCATGAGCATCCTCGATGATTTCCTCCTAGCTGGTAACGACGAGATCGACAGCGACTTCGGCACCTCTGTTATGGTCTGCAACGGGCAGACGTTTGATGTAGTCATGGACTCCGAGCGCAAGAGCTACGACGGCGCGTTGGGCGGCATGGAGAGCGACATCAGTGCCAATGCCACCGCACAGCCGCGCCACGTCTCCAACCCGCGCGGGATGCTTCAAAAAAGATGCACCGTGGACGGGATTTCCTACCGCGTGGCCGAGGTCGTCACCGGCCCGGTCGCCATCCACTTCACACTCACCGACTCAAGCGACAGCCGCTGATTTCCGGCGGTTGATCGTCGGGCACTGCGGCACCCAGCGGAGCACGTCGTGGGTTCTGCCTGCCTGATACATCGCCCGCGGATCGCGGACCACCATTCCCTCGCCGCCAGCGGCAACGATAGCGTCGGCAGCATCGATCAGGTGCTTTGTATCGCGGCACCGCTCCTGGCGCACCAGCGAGGCGTGAGCGGGCAAATTAAGGTATTGCAGGAATTTGTAACGGGCTTTAAACGGCGCGACCATTTCCGGCGCGTCGAACACGCGGAACGTCAGCCCGCGCCAGCCTGCCGAGATCCGGGCTTGGATCGAGTTGAACTCACCCCGGCCAGCGAACAACTCACCGTCGAGCGCAATCACCGGCATCCCTTTTTTGACCCACTCGGGAGCGTCGAAGACATTGCCCTCGCGGGAGATGAATTCGGCACCCGTCCACATTATCCGCCAGCCGTCCAGTTTCTCGGACATCAAGAAACCCTCACATGGTTGGCCTTGATAGTCTCGGAGCAGGGTCGGTTTCATGATTTTTTCGTGGCGGTTCTGGAAATCGCCAGAATGGCTAATGCTGCTTCTTCGGTGATTTTTGACCCGTTCTCACGGGCAATGACTGTGCGACGGCTGACGCCCAAGCGCAGGGCAAGCCCGGCCTGTGTCATGCCGAGCCGCTCACGGAGTGCTTTGTATTCGGTGGATGTCATGGGAGGCTTATTTTTGCGCCCAATACAGGACAATCTCAGTCGTTTGGAGTGTGCCGCGAGCGGAAGCCGCGACGGCACAAACCAGAAGCTCGGCTTCACGCTGACTAAGGCCACCGCTCACAAGGTCGGTCACGGAAACGTTCAGAAGCTCGGTGTCGTTGTCGTCGTCAACGGCGATGTTGTAAGCCGATATGAATTCCGAGCGATCGTCAGAAATCTTGTCATGAAGCGCGGAAATCTCATCTTTCGAGAAATTGGATTCGATGGTGGATGTGCTCATTGTCTTGGTTGGTTTGGGGTTGGTGTCGCTCAGGCGGAGACGAGGCGCTCGCGTTCTTTCTTCAGTTCGGCGGAAAAGCTCATGCAGGTATGATTGGGTGGATGATTCCGTCGCCGTGAGTGTAACCGACCAGCGATCCGCTATCGCGAAACTTGGTCCACTCCGGATCTCCGGAAAGATCGCGAACGGTGTAAAGGCCGTGGCCGACCTTAGCCAGCAAGGAAGTGTCCCCCTCGTAAATCTCCGCATTCCTCGCGTCTTCCTCGGTGATGACATGCCGCAAAACGTGGCCAGTCTGGCCCTTGATGGATTCGATGATGCTCATGGTTTTGTAGTGGTGAGAGGATTAGGATTCGACGGCTTCCAGACTGTCTTTCGCTTTGGCCATGTTGCCCGTGTCTTGCAAAATCCGCATAGCCGCAAAGGCTGCCTTTTGGGAGTGCGAGTCGCGGAAATCCTGGTAGGTTCGGAAGTCGCCCCAGTAGGTTCCGAATTCTTTTTCGAACGCTTTCTTTTCGGCGGGAGTAATGAGGTTGTTCATTTTTTTGGTTGGTTTGGTGTTGGTGTCGCTCAGTGGCAACGACGAGAAGGTGAAGTTTTTTCACGCCGACCGCAAGATAAAAGTGAAATATTTTCACGCGCTGGGTTTCGGGCCAAATAAATCACCCCAAAACACACGCATTGTTTTGGGGGATTTCACCACCCGCTTTTGACTCCCGGCCCCAGGTGTGCAAGCGAGCATTCAAATCGACAGGGCAACTCGAAAAATCATGGAGGACACCCTCCAGGAGTTCGCCAAGCTAACGGGCAAGACCGTCGAGGACGGCATCAATGACATCGCCCGATCCGTCGCCCGCAAGCTCGCGGAACAAGTGCAACCCTACGGCCTGAAATCCGACAAGGGGGAGAAGTTCAAAAAGTCCATCGGCCACCAGGTGGACCGCGTCTGGTTCGGCGTGAACATGGGTGCATTCCCGGCGACCACCGACATGAAGGCCGCACACTATTCAGCACGCAACGGCTCCCGAAAGGGCACTGTTCCGCATCGGTTATTTCGCAAAGAGAAGGGCAAGCCGTGGCTGGATCTAATTCCCGGCACTGAGCGTGACAGCTACAAGCGAAAGGCGCAGGCAAAAGCAGGCCGCGCCAAGGGAGCTTGGGTCGAGGCTGCCAACGCCATCGGCGGACCGAAACTCTCAGGCATCGCCGACTGGATCAGCCGCCACGCATCAGGCGGGTTCGGCAGCGCGATCAAGACGGGCAAAGGGCTGAACTATCAGGTGACGCTCGAAAACCGCACCCCCTACCTCGGCCGGATTCTCCCCGACGCCACCGTCGCCAAGTCACTGGGGAACGGCCTGAAGAACGGATTCAACCGCATCCAGAAGATCATCGACAAGGAAATCGAAAAGGCCAACCGGACACTATGACCACCACCCAACGCATCAAGGACACCCTCGTTTCCTACCTGACAGAAAACTCACCGGCGGACTCGATCATGGTGGCCGACGCCACCGCCCGCGAAACATTCTCCCTGCCCTGCCTGGTGGTGGACATCCAAGGCAGCGCCGCCCACTCCGCCGCGCTCCACATGGTCTCCACCGCCGAGGTCACTATCACGCTGCGGGCGCACACCGGCGACGAGCCGGAGGCGGACATCGCCGCGTGGATCGACCAGCTCGAAAGCCTGTTCTTCGACCAGTCGGCGATGGTGGACGCGCTCAACCAGTCGCACGTCATTTTCTGGGACTGGACCTATAACGGCAGCGTCCAGAACTGGGACGAGGCGCTGCTTGAAGTGACCTTCACCGCCGCCTGCACCTTCGGCCGGATTTGACATGCCGCGAGGGGTGAACACTCACCCTCATGGCAGCAACTATCTACACTTCCGCCGCAGCCGCAGATCTTCAATACGGCATCACGAACGAGACCGGGATCATCCTGACCTCATTCTCCCGCAACGTGCAATCCGTGAAGACGGAAGTGCGCGATGCAGTCAACGACGTGGTCGCCGTCGCGCATTCCGGCCTGACCGCCTCTATCTCGCTTGAGGGCTTCGTCAACGGAGCCGTGACCATGGACGTCGCGGCACTCCTCACGCTCACCAACGACACGACCACGGGCGGCCTCACGGGCGGCACCGTCATTGTCGATAGCTACAACGAAAGCACCGCCCAGGGCGAGTTCCGCAAGCTCTCCGTCAGTGCCACGCAGTATGCCAGCACGATGACCGAGCAGGCCTAACCCATCACCACCCGCTGGCAGACCGGGACCGTCTGCCACCCATAAAAAATGAATCAAAAGCAAGAGCTGTATCACACGATGAATCTGTCAGTGGCGTCGATTTTGATGACCTACGGATTCAAGTTCGTCACCTTCACCCACATCATCCGCGCCGACGGCCGGGAGTCCAAGGAGTTCTGGTTCGAGGCGCAGTCTACCGACTGCCCGCTCAAAGCCGGAGAGGTAGCATACTACGCCACCAAGGGCCACGAGGACATGCTGGCGAAGGACAAGGAAAGCCCCGTCCTGTGGATGCGCGGCGCGCTCATGAACCGCACCACGCTGGTCGAGATCGTCAAGACCTCCCCGCGCATGGTCGAGATCTCCAACGGCTCGCGCAAGGCGCTGATCGCCGAGACCGCCAGTGAGGAAACCAAGCGGCAGGTCGCCGCGATGCTCTAACCATAAAAACAAATGCAAGACACTGACCTAATGACAGACGACGAAGCCATGCGTGAAGCTGGCATGACCGCCGGACCCAAGCGCAAATCCAAGTTCGTGCTGCGACCGATGACCGCGCTCTCGCTCTCATGGCTGCAACGCAACCACATCTTCGACGAAGCCACCGGCGACAAGCTGCAAAAGACAGCAGCCTACATCTACCTTCACACCGAGCCGAAGGAGGACATTCGCAGCGTCGTCAACAACCATCAGGATTTCCTCGAAGCAGTGGATGTATGGATGGAAACCCACATCGCGTATCACAAGGAGCTTGAACCATTGTCCGAAGAGATGAGCGATGCCATGAACATCTATCTGGCCGCCAACACTGCTGCCACCAACAAATCCGACCCAGGAATCCCGGAATCAAAAAACTAGCCTCGCCCGGCTGGCTTGCTTCGTATGTCCACCACATCGCAAGCGTGACCGGCTGGGCATTCCGCGAGATTATGGAGGAGCTACCCATCGCCGCAGGTTTGCAGATCATCAACGCCGAGATGATGTCGCGGGGAGTCTGCCGCGTCTGGGCAAACAGCAGCTCACATTTTGACTCCGCCACGGTAATTGACGAGGCATTCAAAAAACTTGAAAAACGATGAGCGGTATCAATGTTAATTTAGGCGCGACTGACGCGGGCTTCACCTCCACCGTCAACAAGGTCAAGGACAGTACCAAGAGTCTCGACACCACCGTCGCGAAAACCAGCAGCAGCGTCAACGCATCCTTCGCCAGTATGGCAAAAGCCGGGGCCGCGCTCGCGCTGGGATTTGGCGCGATCAAGATGGCGGCGGCGGCAGTCACCGGCACCTTCGGCGCGTTCAAGGACGCGCTCGACCTTGGAGGTGAGTTGTCCGATCTGTCAGACCAAACCGGTGAGACATCCGGCAACCTACTAGTCCTGCAACGTGCGTTCGACAACAGCGGCGTCGGCGCGGACAAGGTAGGGACATCGATCAACAAAATGCAGAAGGCGCTTGTTGAAGCATCACAAGGGTCTGACGAGGCTAGGGAGAAGTTTAGCGCCATCGGACTAAGCTGGTCGGAGATGGCCGACAAGTCGCCGACAGAGCAACTCCAGATGCTCGCCAAGGCGATCTCCGCGCTGCCGACACCGGCAGAGCGTGCTGCCGCGTCCATGGAGTTTTTCGGCAAGTCCGGCGGCCGCACCCTGGCATTCCTGCAAGATTTCGACGGGGCGATTGCGAATGCGAAGGGCGAGCTTGGAACCATGCCCGACATCATGGACAAGAACGCCCGCGTCTTCGACACCATCAGTGACAAGATCACGGTCATCGGCGGCAAGTTCAAGGAGTTCGCCGCTGGCGTTCTCAGCACAATGACCCCGATGCTGGAGGCAATCGCCACCGGCCTAGCGGGAATCGACACTGCTGCAATCGGCAAACGCATCGGTGAAATATTCATCGGCGGCACTGAGGCGATGCAAGGTTTCTCAGCAGCCCTCGGCGCGATGAAGATCGGCGAGTTCTCGATGGCTTGGGAAATCATTTTCAACTCGATCAAGCTACAGGCAGCGCAAAGCGCCAATTCCGTTTATGCGAATTTCAAGGCAGCCATCGCGGCAACGGTCGAATTTATCGGTGTGGCGTTTGGTCCCGGTTCCGGGATTTTTACAGTTCTGACTAAAGCCTTCGAGGTCGTTGGGCATGTGTTCAGCCGGTCAATTCTGGAAGCCCTCAAATCAGTGGGCAATGCTCTCGGAGGGATTTTTAATGGGCCGATGGCGGACTTATTGAAAGTCGTCAGCCCGGTGTCTGCGAAGTTGATAGAAGGCTTCACGAATATGGGCCATGTCTTCGATGGTGCCATCACCGACATGGACGCCAAGGTCGCGACAGCGTCGAACACGATGAAGAATGCCATGGGCCAAATCCCGGGCGACTTCACTCTCGCCGCACAAGAGGCGAAGAAAGCGTTCGAAGAGTCGTTAAAGTCAGCAGGACAACTCATCGACATCACGGGGATGGAGCTTGATCTGCAAAACAAAAAAACCGAGGCGTTGACACTCCAGAATGAGAAGGCGCAAGAGGCACTCAAAAATGCCGGAGATTTCGGGGAGCTTGAAATCAAGGTCGGCGGGGAGCGGGTGACGAACGCGCAACGGATCAAGGAACTGGAATCCGAGATTGCCAGCGCGAAAGCGCAAGGGAACAAGGAGCTTGAAGCGCAGTTGATTGCTCAAAAGGCATACTATGAGGAACTCGAGCGCGCGCTTGCTGCGGGAAAAGACCAACAGGTTGCTATCAAAGAAGCGTCGAAAGCATACAACGTCAGCCTCGGAAAGTCCGTTGAGGATGCCAAAAAGCTGGCTAAAACGAAGGAGAAGATCAAGGATGACATGGAACAAATCAAGACCATTGGTGACCTGATCGCCAAGACTAACGTCGCCGTCCCCATGAAGACGTTTGGCGAAAAAATCAAAGTCGCCAGAAAGGACTTGAAGGATCTGAAAGACTTCGTCGGCGGGGATTTCTCACGCATGTCAGTTCCAGACATCGCCAAAAAGCTCGGCATTGATACGGCAAAAAAGTCCTCGAAAGAACTTCTGGATGAAATCCAAAAAAAGATGGATGAAATCAAAAAGAGGCCGATCGATTTACGTGTCGATAAAGAGGCGACCAAAGAAGATTTGAAAGTGATTCAAAAAGAAATTGCCAACATGGACGCCAAGAAAACGCTTACTCTAGACGCTGATACCAGCATCGCCAGCGTCCGATCCCAGATGTCCCAGGAGATCGACCTCGGCCTCAGCAGCTCCAAAGGGACCAGCATGCTCGGCACGCTCACGGCCGCCGTCGAGGAGATCAAGCGATTGGTCACACTCATCGAGCCGAAGCTCCCCACCTCCGCGCTCGGAGTCTAACTTAACAAAACCATGGCCACCATTTACGAGAAAACCGCAGGCGCGCTCATCGCCACCCCCGGCCGCACCGTCGCCACATTCCCGAGCGGGCTTTGCCGGGTCGATCAAAAATACGTCTGCACCACCGCGACCGCCGCCACCCACCGCGCCACGCTCGCAATCGGCAATAACATGCCAGACGGCAACGAAGCACCGGCCATCGACGGCCTCAAGATCTACCCTGCTCCCCAGGAGATCGAGCGCGGCGACGGAT